AGAAATATTGGTGGTGTATCATTTGATGGAAGTGCAAACATTGATTTACCTGGCGTTAACACAACTGGTAATCAAAATACTTCAGGTTCAGCTGCAACGTTAACAACTGCTAGAACTATTGCTGGTCAATCATTTGATGGTTCTGCTAATATCACAATTGCAGCTACAGATTTATCTGACACAAACCAATCACTAGCAACTAGTGATAATGTTTCATTTGCTAACTTAACATTAAGTGGTGATTTAACAGTTAATGGTACAACTACAACTGTCGCTTCAGCAAACACAACAATTGCTGACAACTTGATAGAGTTAAACTCTGGTGCAGCTTCAAACGCTAATGATACTGGTATCTTAATCGAAAGAGGAAGTACTGGTGACAATGCGATTATGGCTTGGGATGAAAGTGCTGATAAATTTATATTTGGTACTACAACTGCTACAAATACATCAACAGGTGATTTAACAATTACAAGTGGTACAATTGTTGCTTCAACTTTTGAAGGTAACCTAACTGGTGACGTAACTGGTAATGCTGACACAGCAACTACACTTGAAACTGCTAGAACAATTGCTGGCCAATCATTTGATGGTAGTGCAAACATCTCAATCGCTTCAACTGATTTATCAGATACGGCTAGTATTGCGTTATTAACTTCTACTCAAACATTGACAAACAAAACGATTGCTGCTGGTTCAAACACAATCTCTGGTTTGACTTCATCAAACTTGACTAGTGCTGTTCAGTTACAGATTTTAGACTCTTCTGGATCTGTAGTTAAATCGTTATACGGTTCTGCAACGTAAAAATTATTAATCTACATCATAAAACGTTATTTTGTGATTACTATAGGTACGTGTAATTGCTAGATGGAAAATCATATAAATAGTAATAAAGGATTAATATGGCCAACCCAGCAAGTAGAGAAGAATTAAAACAGTACGCTTTAAGAACATTAGGTAAGCCTGTTATTGAAATTAATGCGGATGATGATCAATTAGAAGATAGATTAGATGAAGCGTTACAATACTTTGCTCAATATCATTATGATGGTGTTGAAAGAACATATCTAAAATATCAAGTTACTCAAGCAGACGTAGATAGAATTAAATCTCCTGATGGAGATACGTCTTCAAGTATAACTAAAAATTCTGTAACTACTGCATGGACTGAACAAAATAATTTCATAGTAGTACCAGAAGCTGTATTAGCAGTTACAAGAATATTTCCTCTATCGAATAGAGGTAATCAAAATATGTTTGATATACGATATCAAATGAGATTAAATGATCTATATGATTTTTCATCTACTTCAATTATTCATTACGAAATGGTAATGAAACATTTAGATTTTTTAGATCATATATTAGTTGGTGAAAAACCTATCAGATTTAATCAATATAACAATAAGTTGTTTATAGACATGGATTGGAAGACTGATATTACAGTTGGTGAGTATCTTGTAATTGAATGTTTTAGAAAACTAGACCCTACAGTTATGACAGATGTTTATAACGATATATACTTAAAAAGATACGTCACAGCCTTATTTAAAAGACAATGGGGTGCAAACCTTTCAAAATTTAATGGTGTGACTATGATTGGTGGAGTATCACTAAACGGTCAACAGTTATTTTCAGAGGCACAAGAAGACATAAGAAAATTAGAAGAAGAAATAAGAGGCACATACGAAACGCCTGTAACATATATGATAGGATAATGACATGCCAGTCAATCATTACTTTCAAGGCGGTAACGGTATCGGAAACGATGCTGAAAAAAGATTACACGAAGATTTAATCATAGAAGGCCTAAAAATTTACGGCCACGATTGTTACTATTTACCAAGAACACTTGTTAACCACGATTTAGTTTTAGGAGAGGATACTCTTTCTAAATTTGATCAATCATATATGCTAGAAATGTATGTTGAAACAACTGAAGGATTTGCAGGTGAACAAGAATTGGTATCTAAATTTGGCTTAGAAATAAGAGAAGACACAACGTTTGTAATTTCAAAAAGACGTTGGCAAAATCAAGTTGACAGCTTAGCAACACTTATAAAAACAGGAAGACCTAATGAAGGTGATGTTATTTTTGTTCCTTTAATGAACAGTTTTTTTGAAATACAGTTTGTTGAAGACCAAGAGCCATTTTTTCAACTAGGAAATTTGCCAGTTTATAAATTAAAAACAACTAGATTTGAATATAGTTCAGAAAAATTTGATACTGGTATGCCAGAAATTAATCAAGCTGAAGATAGGTTGTCAATAGATACATTACAACATCAACTAGTTTTAGAAGATGGTGGTGGATTATTACTTGAGTCAAGTGACTCAATTTTAGGTAACTATAACTATGCAATATTAGAAAATGATGATTTTAATTTAGCTACTCAAACAAGAGATTATGCTGACAATGATACATATGATTCGCAAGATGATGATATATTAGATTTTACGGAACGTAATCCATTTGGTGAGGTAGACGAATAATGTTTGGAAAACAATTTTACCACGAGTCATTAAGAAAAGTAGTTGTAGCATTTGGTACAATTTTTAATAACATTGTTATTCATAGAACAGACGCCGATGGTTCTGTAATACAAAGATTAAAAGTACCTCTATCATATTCGCCTAAAGAAAAGTTTTTAACAAGATTAGAGCAACAACCTAATTTAAATCAAAGAGAAATGGCTATAACTTTACCACGTATGGGTTTTGAAATATCAGGCATAGGATATGACTCATCTCGTAAGTTACAAAGAATTGGTAAATTTAAAAATGTTAATACATCAGACGCAAGTAAAATGTATTATCAATATAATCCTGTACCTTACAACATATCATTCAATTTATACTCATTTACTGCTACAGCTGAAGATGGACTACAAATAATAGAACAACTACTACCATATTTTCAACCTGACTATACAGTAACTATAAATGCAATTCCTGAAATGGGTATTAAAAGAGATGTACCTATAACTTTAAATAGTGTCAATTATGAAGACACATATGATGGTGCATTTACAACAAGAAGAGCTGTAAACTATACTTTAGGTTTTACCGCTAAAACATATTTGTATGGTCCTGTTTATTCTAAAAGTGTTATTAAAGAAACACAAACTGATTTATATACAGATACATCAGGAGATCCTAAAAGAGAAGAAAGAATTGTTGTTGTACCAGATCCCACATCAGCTGACGCAAATGATGACTTCGGGTTTACAACAACTATAAGTACCTATACGGACTCTAAAAATTACGATCCGAGTACAGATGGTGACGCATAATTATGAGCATAGACGAAAAAATAAACGAAGCCCTTGGTATCTCTAACGACAAGCCTGTTACAAAGGCTGTAGTCAAAAAAGAATATACTCCACCTGTTCCTAGAATAGAAGACAAAGAAAAAGAAGATGTGGATAATGATTACAAATACAGTAGAGAAAACTATTATAATCTAATCGAAAGAGGCCAAGACGCAATTCAAGGCATACTTGATATTGCAAATGAAAGTCAACATCCTCGTGCTTACGAAGTTGCAGGCAATCTTATTAAACAAGTTGCTGATACAGTTGATAAATTACAAGACTTACAAGGCAAACTTAAAACATTAAAAGACGTTCCTAATAAAACAAATAATACAAATATTAAACAGGCCTTGTTTGTGGGTTCATCAGCAGAATTACATAAAATGTTAAAGAACAAAAACACACAAGTTCAAAGTGAAGAAGATAAAGATTTTAAAAAGGTAAATGATGAGTGAAGCATACTTAGGTAACCCTAATCTTTACAAAGCAAATCTCAAACAAGAATATACCGAAGAACAAATAAGAGAGATTGCTAAGTGTATGGAAAACCCTATACATTTTGTAAAGACATATACTAAAATTGTAAACATTGATGAAGGTCTAGTGCCTTTTAATATGTATGGATTTCAGGAAAAAATGGTTAAGACATTCCATGAAAATCGTTTTTCTATTTGTAAACTACCTAGACAGTCTGGTAAATCAACTACTATTATTGCATATCTACTACATCAAGTTATATTCAATGATAATATCAATGTGGCCATACTTGCCAACAAAAGTTCTACTGCTAGAGATTTGTTAGGTAGATTACAACTTGCATACGAAAACTTACCTAAATGGTTACAACAAGGTGTATTAAACTGGAACAAAGGTTCACTTGAATTAGAAAATGGTTCAAAGATACTTGCAGCTGCAACATCAAGTTCTGCTATTCGAGGTGGTTCATTTAATATAATATTCCTTGATGAGTTTGCTTTCATACCTAACAATATATCTGAGCAATTTTTTAGTTCAGTTTATCCTACAATTTCTTCTGGTAAATCTTCTAAAGTTATGATTGTATCTACGCCACATGGAATGAATATGTTTTATAAACTATGGAATGACTCAATACATGGAAGAAATGACTATAAACCTATCGAAGTACATTGGTCTGAAGTACCAGGTAGAGATGATAAGTGGAAAGAAGAAACTATAAGAAACACTAGTGAAGCACAATTTGCTACCGAGTTTGAATGTGAGTTTGTAGGATCAGTTGATACATTAATTAATCCATCTAAATTAAGAATGTTGTCACACACTACACCATTAGTTTCAAACGCAGGTTTAGATATGTATGAAAGAGTAGAAAAGGGTAAAGACTATGTTATGACTGTTGACGTTGCTCGTGGTACGATAAGAGATTATTCAGCCTTTACTGTATTTGATGTTTCAAAAATGCCCTATAAGATGGTTGCAAAGTTTAGAGATAATGAAATAAAACCTATATTGTTTCCTCATACGATTGAAAAAGTTGCAAAAGAATATAACAATGCTCATATTTGTATTGAAGTAAATGATTTAGGCCATCAAATAGCAGACGCTTTACAATTTGAATTAGAATACACAAATTTATTAATGTGTATGATGAAAGGTAGAGCAGGACAAGTATTAGGTGGAGGTTTTAGTAAACGAGGAACTCAACTAGGTGTTCGTATGACCAAACAAGTAAAACGTATAGGTTGTTCAAATTTAAAATCTTTACTTGAAGGTGACAAGATGCTTATACCCGATTTTCATACTATACAAGAATTGTCAACATTTGTAAGACGGGGTAGTGGTTGGCAGGCTGAAGAAGGTTCTAATGATGATTTAGTTATGTGTTGTGTCATATTTGCATGGATAACAAATCAAAGATATTTTAAAGAGATGACAGACCAAGATGTACGTGCTAGAATGTATGAAGAACAACAAAATGCAATAGAACAAGATATGGCACCATTCGGGTTTATGGATGATGGTTTAGATGATGATAGTTTTCAGGACGACTCAGGAGAACGATGGACTCCAGTGACAATTAGAAAAGGAGAAATGTTATAATTTAAAACCTTATTATAGTATAGCCAGTAAAGATTTTTAATATCATAAATATACACGAGATTAATGATACCTATTAGCTAATAAGATAAGAGGAGAACAACATATATGGCATTTCAAGTTTCACCAGGTGTTGTCGTACAAGAAAAAGACTTAACAAACGTAATACCAGCAGTAGCTACAACGATCGGTGCTATTGCAGGACAATTCTCACAAGGACCAATGGATGAAGTAGTATCTATTGCTTCTGAAAAAGAATTAGTTGAAACGTTTGGTAAACCTGACTCTAACACTTTTGAATACTTTTTTAGTGCTGCAAGTTTTTTACAGTACTCATCAAGTTTAAGAGTTGTACGGGCAACAAATACAGGTGCATTTAACGCTACTGCAAGTGGCGGTGGTGCAACACTAATTAAAAATAATTCAGATTATGAGGATGGTTTTACACCAGACGGTTTATGGGCAGCTAGAACTGCAGGTGCGTGGGGAAATAATATTAAAGTTTCAATATGTCCTAACACAGCATCAGCTTACGAAAATACTTCAGCAACTACAGTAGATGATGCTTCAACAGCAGTTGGAGATACAACAATTACAGTAGATGATGGTTCAGTATTAAACGTAGGTGATATTATAAACTTTGGAGAAGTAGGTGGATACGAATACAGAATTACTGCAATTGCAACAAATGATTTAACATTCGTAAGACATCCTTCAGGTACAGGTGGTTTACATACTGCTGTAGCTGACGCTTCAACAATAAGAAGAAGATGGAGATACTATGATCTAGTATCAGGTGCTCCAGGAACATCAGCATACACTTCAGCAAGAGGTGGATCAAATGATGAAATACACATAGTAGTGGTTGATGAAGATGGTGGTATTACAGGTACTGCTGGGGAAGTATTAGAAGTAT